AGCCAAGGGCAATGCGCAAACCCTTGGCTTTTCTTTTTAACCGATTAATGTTTTTATGAAAATGTATATTGACCTCAGCCAACATCTGTTTTCTATCTTTTGTATCATTTCAATAATTTCTTTCTTGTAATCCATATTATACCTCCTACCGTCCAAAAACATTTGTTCTCTTTTACATTATCTTTGGTACGATAAAACGGCATCGGCAGACAAATCCCTCCTTGCTAACTGCCAGTGATAAACCAGAATGTGCGTAATTGCAAAGAAAATATTCGCACTATCGAATATAAAATGCGTTTTACGTGGAATTATACGGTATAGCAGCACAAAAATAATCTGTATCTGGTTAGGAACGCTCCTTCTGACTGTAGAATGTCTGCTAGATTGCCGGACAAGGCTGACCGTAGAATTTTTACATGAGAGATTGCGTGTCCGACTCGGAACATGAACTATGTAACTGATTATCAATATTATTCCGACAAAAATTATAACTTTTTTGGCTAATTTCAAAATACCGCCTCTTTTTTTAGACAAAAACAACTTTACATGATGTATATAATAGCACATTTTTACACTGTTTTAAATAAATCCGACAAATTTCGAAACAAAAATTTTAACAAAAATATTCTAAAACTTTACAATATGTGCTAGAATCAACTCAAAAGTATAAGGAGGAACTGTAGTATGAGTACAGAGAAAACTAAGAAATGCAAGTATTGCAAAACAGAGATTCCGGCGGACGCTAAAGTATGCCCGCAGTGCCGAAAGAAATTAAAAGGTGGAAAGCTCAAATGGGTTGTGCTGATAATCCTTGTCGGAGCGATCATCGGAGCTGTAGCGGGTGAAAGTGATTCGGAATCAGGTAAAAGTGCAACAACGGCTACTTCTTCAGAAAAGAAAGAAGCTGCACCGATCGAGTATACCACTGTTTCCGTTAATGATATGATGGCAGATCTTGATAACAATGCCATGGGAGCATCTGATAAATACAAAGATAAATATCTTGAGATTACTGGAAAACTTACAAACATTGACGCTTCTGGAAAGTATATTAACTTGATGGCTGATGGAGACTTTGAGATTATCGGAGTTCAATGCTACATAAAAAATGATGAACAAAAAACAAAAGTAGCTTCCATGACCAAAGGAGAGACAGTTACTTTAAAAGGGAAATGTACAGATGTTGGAGAAGTCTTTGGATATTCTCTTGATATTGATGAAATAGAATAAATAATAAAAAAGCCGGCTCCTGCGACCAACAGGAACCGGTTTAATAAATAAGATAATCTCGGAGAAAATCTTACCTACACTATGATTATATCATCTCCTGGATTATCGCACAAGTTAAAAAAAGGAGAATGATAAAATGAATGAATCAGTATGCATCTATCTAAGGAAATCCAGAGCTGATCGGGAAGCTGAAGCGCATGGAGAGGGTGAAACCCTCGCCAGACATGAACGGATCCTGTTAGATCTCGCAAAGAAAAAAGAGTACATCGTGGGCGCTATTTACCGCGAAGTGGTATCGGGAGAAACTATCGCCGACCGTCCTGTTATGCAGCAGCTTCTCCACGAAGTAGAATCCGGTATGTGGGATGGAGTTCTGGTTGTGGAAGTAGAACGTCTCGCCAGAGGTGATACTATAGACCAAGGCGTTGTGTCCAGGGCTTTCCAATATTCCGATACGAAGATTATTACCCCAACAAAAATATATGACCCAAACAACGAATTTGATGAAGAGTATTTTGAGTTTGGGCTATTCATGAGCCGCCGAGAATACAAAACCATCAAGCGCCGTCTGAATGCCGGAAGGATCTCATCAATAAAAGAAGGGAAATACTGTGGTAACAAACCACCTTACGGATACGAAAGAGTTAAGCTCGAAAAAGAAAAAGGCTATACTCTCCGACCTGTTCCGGCTCAGGCTGAGATTGTAAAAATGATCTACACCTGGTATGCCGGTGATGGCTGCGAACAAATTGGAGTCGCGAAGATTGCACGGAAATTAAATGAAATGGGAATAGAATCTGCACTGGGCGGCGACTGGACTCCTGCCAGTATACAGGGAATTCTGACAAATCCGGTATACATCGGGAAAATCCGATGGAATGGGAGAAAAACAGTGAAGACTATACAGAATGGTCAAGTAATTAAGACACGCCCACGATCAAAAGATACTCTTATTTGTAATGGATTACATCCGGCTGTTATATCAGAAGATCTGTATAATTCCGTCCAGGAAATACGAAAAAAGAACCCGCCTCGCCCAGTTAGTATAGCAAACTCGATTCGTAATCCACTTGCCGGAATTGTCTATTGCAGCAAATGTGGTCGCGCCATGGTTCGCCGCCCTTATCAAAAGCGCAGGCAGGAAGATACCCTCATGTGTCCTTATACATCTTGCCCCACAGTAAGCAGCAAGTTGTCTTTGGTTGAAAAATCTGTGATTAATGGAATTAGGGAGATTGTGGAGGAATATAAGTTAAACAATGATATTAATGCATCTTCAAAGGATATTGATTGCGTAATAACCTCTAAACAAAATCTCATACATGAGAAAGAAAACGAGCTGGAAAGCTTGAACTCTCAGAAAGCAAAACAATACGACCTACTCGAACAGGGTATCTATACCACGGAGATTTTTCTTGAACGTGCTAAAACAATATCCGCATCTATCCAGTCATGCTCCGACACTATAGAAAAATTAAAAGAAGAAATCAAGCATGACGAGAACATTATAAAACAACGGTCGGATTTTATCCCGCGCTGCGAAGAGTTGCTTGATAATTATTGGAGCCTTGACACGGAATCGAAGAATAAAATGCTTAAGAGTTTGATTGAAAAGGTTGTCTACTCAAAAGATACCAAAAACGCTTACGGGAAAGGAAAAGAGATTGGTTTTCAACTCGACATTTTCCCAAAAATCCAGAAGAATAATTAATGATATCTTATATGAGCTGACGAACTGGCGCATTGATGTTATCAGCAATTAAATAAAAGAAATTCCCGGGGTTAATTCCCCGGGATATTTTTACTGCTTCTTAACATATTTTGCAGACACAAATCCATAATATTTTCCAGCAATGCGAATGTAATACCACTTACTACCGTTTTTATCTTTCTGGGTAAAATTCATTACCTCTACTTCATTCCCCTGGTTGAGCTTTGGGTATTTTTTGATGTTCGGGTACTCAGTTCCAGCCCAGGTACGCACATTAAGCACAGTGGCGGTTACATTCCCCTTGAAAAGCACCTGTGTCTTGTCCTGTTTTCCTGTAATGGCAGCGGATGCGGGGCCACCCTCCTTTGCCAGATATCCAGTCCAGATCCAACCAATACCGATTCCATCAACCTTAACGTGTGTCCATTTGCCGTTTGTTTTTCCATCAATTTCAACAACGGTTCCTTTATTGATTGAACCCATAATGTAGCCATTCGGTGTCTCGCGGACATACAAGTCATTCACGGTTGCAGTTCTGATTCCAGTCTTTTTCCATGTGGCTGTATCTTCGTAGGATTCCCAATCAATCCAAACATATCCATCAATGGAAGAATCATCAATAGCGTAGGATTTATTTCGTACCGCTCCGCCATTTGCTACTACTCCAGCTGCACTAGAAGTATTTCCTTCATTTGTATAGATTCTCGAGCTATCAAAACTCTGCACACTTCCAACATGGGAGCCATTGCGGAAGATTACAAGCGCACCTACCTTTTGAGTGTTGCGCCAAGTACCTTTTTTCTTAGCCCAATTAGTGATTGATACACAATTGTAAAAACCACCACCCATGATTTTGAGGGCATTTGTGATTCCAATTACTTTCACCAGCTTCCAGAACTGATACTCTGCACACCATGGCTGTCCCTGGCATCCTGGCTGTCCCCAACTATTTACATCTCTTGCAAATTTTGTGTAATTGTTGTATCCTGCATTCTTTTTAAAATCATCCAGATAGGAGTTGCTTTTCTTTTCAAGGTACCCGCCGTTGGATGCGTAATAATAACCAAGGCTTAAAAATTCCTGTAATTTGCTCATTATATCATTCCTTTCATGTTGATAAGTACATGATACAGCGAGCAATTGTGAATTTCAGCCCCACATTTTTATATAATATAGCTGTACCCTTTGTGGTGCTTGGAGCTGAGTTTTTTGTTTGGTAGACGGGAACTCAGCTCCCTTTTTATTGTTCCGATTTTGATATGCTGATTATAGCATATTCATTTTATGTTTGGTAGTGTTTTGTTATTTTTTTCTTGTTTCTCCAATAAACTCTATAGTGAAAGCTCAATAAGTCTTTGTAAGGTGATCTCTGGTGAAAATACGTTTTCTTCGGAATTAAAAGGAAAATCATACAAAGCTATTATTGGATTCTTTTATGAACCATCCGACAATCCTTTTTCTTTTGGAAGTGGGTATTTTATTGCTTTTCAAGCAACATATCTACAAGAAGCCAGCAGTTTTGTTATTATTGGGGCTAGCCTCACTGGAATAATTGAAAATAAATTTGTTAAGTTAAAATGATGAATGTCATAAAATCACATGATCTTTATCCCAATCTTTTTCATATCGAGCAACGGAGGAATTCTTTGGCTGGATTATTAACTCAAATAATTGCTACAAGGTTATTTAAAAGTACTAATAAAAATAGGATTGGAATATATATCTCATTCAAAAATTAGTGAAAAGTATCACCGCTGCTCGATATGAAAAAAGGTGTATGGACTAAAATTGTGTAATAGTGAAGCTCGAATGTTTAAAGTAATGTTTTCCAGTCACTCCATGTACCATTTGTGGTATCCATTCTGACACCAATTTTCCCATTATATGTCGAATAAAATTGGACGCTTCTATTTAAGGAACATTTAATAGTGACAATTGTTGAATATCCTAATGGATATCCGTAGGAATTAGAATCATTTGCGCACATGGAAATGCCAATTGGATAATCTATTGGTAGAGTATCTGCCGTGTATTCTTTGATTTTTAGTATTTTGTTCGAAAACTGGCAATCACTATTTAGTGCATTGATTGCCCCGATGATTGTCTTGTTATCGGTCTCCAATTTCGAGATCACAGCCGTTGCCATTTTATCAACGACATAATCCCAAAACTTGCTCATTAGTCCACGTTTATTCGCTCTCGCAGTTGCGTCATACAACATTACTTCGTCATTATCCGCTAACGTATTTTTTGATGTGTATTCAGTCCATTTTGGCATGTTGTTGCCCTCCTTTAATTATAGGTTTGTTTTAATATATAGCTGGTTGCGTTGTTGCAAGAGACGTAAATATTACTGGGAGAATAAAAGTATATAGTCCAATTCAACAAGATGTCCAAGTATTGCTTATTATGCTCAATTAAGCTTTCCAGAATTTGCAATTTCATCTTGAACATATACAGTTAGATGGCAATACAGTAGTGATTGGGCAACATTTGTTGATACTTGTAGATTATATACAAAGAAACGTAAATGCAGCTGATTGTCAACAGCATTAAAAACATAGAGTGTAACGTGGTTTTAGTATGATTTCCAAGGTCTATAGTTATCTCCATTATGCGCTGTAAAGTGGCGAACGTTATTATCAATATCCCACACTTCTATAGTAGAATAACCTGAATATGATCTGCAAACAGTTATTAATTGCCTACTACCTGTGCATGGATTTGATAAATTAGGATAGTCTGATTTCCATGCAGCAAATTTTATTCCAGTACCATCAGTTAATTTAATAAGTATCTGATCCCATGTTGCAGCTGTTGTTAATCCAATTTGAAATAAGGAACTGTAGAATTTAAAATTCGTGTTTAGTGCATTAATCCCTAGCGCCTCTTTCAACTGCGCTATAGTAATCTTCTGGGTTGTAGAGCCGTTCTCCAATACCACAATATCCGTATCAGATACTTTGGTAGCTGCTGGGAGAGCTGATATTAGTGTACTTGGTATAGATTCAGACATTTTTTATCAATCCTTTCGTGAAATATTGTTGATAAGTTCTTTTAACTGCTCTACCTCTGCTGATAAAGCATCAATTTTAGAAAGTAATATCTGGTTATCTGACTGCAATGCCAGAACCTTCTCATGGTCGTTTTTCAGCATGGCAAACATGCATGGGATCATAATGCGATAATTCCAGTTTTCAGCTTTACCTTTTTCATTATGGTCAACAGCTAATGGAAATCTTCGGTCAATGTCCTCGGCTATAAACATCGGCATTTCTTTACCGTATCGTTCATCTTGCTCAGATAAATATCCGTCTTTGTATTTCGCCCAGATTACTTTGATTCTGTATAGGTCTTCCAGCTCGTCTTCTTTGATGGATTTCCCAAGCACTTTGTAGTGCATGGAGGATGATGAGGAATATCCAACATAAAGATATGTTGGACTAAAAACCATCGGATTTCCAGCAGTAAGTGCTTTCATTCCTTCTATCATTAAATTTTGAGCTACCTTAAATATCAAATCACCAGTTACAGATTGGAGAACAACATTTCTCTTGTTTTCATATTGCGCTGATAAGTCAAGAAGTCCATCTGTTATGCTGCCATATCCAGCACTAAATATAGATTCTTTTATTTGCGCCCACTCATTCCCTTTTATATTTTTGAATCCATCTGTATTGTTTATTTTGCAAATAACATTTCCGCTAGCATCATACACCTCAAAAGTGCCATATCCATTATTTGGACCGCCGAGCTTCAATATGCCGCCCTTGGCGTAAGTGAACGAAATATATAGCTGATTTCCCTCTTTATAAATTCCTTTAATTGCGCCATCATTGGTTAAGAGGTTAAATATTTCTTCATGTGTAAGTGCATCTACATCAATTACAACCGCCATACTTTGGGAATCTAATGGTTGTGAAAATCCACCCGCCGCGTATAAGGTACATTTTATGGCACTTACATCTCTTGGAATTCCAATTGACCTTCCATAAGCCGTTGTTATAATTCCTCCCGCTTTAGTTGATAATACCGTATATAAATTATGTGAAACGCTTGTTTCGTCTTTCGCAGAAGAATATACCGTTTTCCAATTTTCCCCATCTACGGATTCTTCGATTTTAAAACGACCTTTATATGCTGTTCGTGTTTCCGCGTTTCCATCGCGATACCAAGCACTCAAAGTAATATAGCTCGGGGCTACACTGCCATTCGCGCGTTGCTTAATAACATATGATGGGCTTTCAAGAAAATATGTTCTACCCGGAACTCCTTGTTCTCCCTTAATCTTTGTCCATGAATAGGCACCGGGGTTAGTGCTATCGGCTTCCGTATAATCTGTATACTGCCCGATGTATTCTTTTCCAGTGCTATCAGATACATCAAACCCCATCTTACCATCCGCGCTGTTTGCGTAAGCTACATGGAAATATGGTGTTCTTCCGTCTGTTCCAGGTTTTCCTGGAGATCCATTTGCCCCATCTGCACCTTTTACAAGCGTCCATGCATAATCATCCGGGTTAGTGCTATCTTGTAGTTCAAAATCAACATATATACCGATATATTCCCGGTTACTATCAGACACCGAAAAATCGGTTTTACCATCTGCGCTATTGGCATAAGCAATATGGGTGTAACTTGTTTTTCCATCTCGTCCAGGTTCTCCCGGAAGACCGTTCTTTCCATCGTTTCCCGCATAAATTTTTGAAATGGAAAATCTTTTGGTCACCGTCAAAGCACTAAGATAAGTTGCCCTAACATCTACCCAACCATCATCGGCTGACAGCCCCGTTACCGTATATGTCTTTGCTGAATTGTTCCAGATTCCTGTTATACTATCTGATTTTGTGATTATAAAATTACAATCATCTGTAATATCTTGTGTCCCGTACATTACTACAGCATGTGTAGTTACACCGTTTGGAAATGTCTCGTAATTCCCGTTAGAATCAACAGATATTCCTTGATATTCGTTACTTAATTGCAATGTCATGTTCTTAGCAAGCGCAGCTGCTTTCATTGCATTTTCAGCTGTTTGTTCGATATCATTGATGGTCTTCCCGCCGCCTATCTGCACGGATCCATCGAGATATACTTTTTTTGTATTCATATCTGCCTGGAATATAATATTTCCATCAGAATCTCTTACAGTTAAAGCGCCGGCATTGATGTAGCTTGCATTGATTCCCTCGGCGTATAGCAGTCTTGTAATCATTTCTCCTGTAACAATAAATCCATAAGGATAGGTTTTTCCACCATCTGTAGAAATTCCAATGGCTTCCGCCGTGAGTTTCCATACAATATCTGATTCTTCCAGAGTCGGCTTATTGTGCATATAATAGATTACACTACCGTCGTCCTGTGGATCTTCTGTCATATAAAGCCCGCCAGACTCCTTAAGCGTATTTGCTAGCCTTTCAACGGCTTTTTCGCGCTCTGTGCGTTCATCCTTAACAAGTTGTCTAGCTTCTACCAGTGCTTTTGTAGCTTCCGACATATATGTGCTGCTATTTCGGATGGGATCATCTGCCTGCGTTTTTACAGTGGTAATGCCATTTAACGGAGATGATACATCAGTAATCGGTGTAAGATATTTATTTCCGTTCCGATCAAAGCTATATGCCATGTCTCCAAACTCTAACAGAGGATTATAAATCAGATCTCCTTGCAGATTTCGGAATTTAGCCCCGACCAGATCGCCACCGATCCATGCCGCTACAGTTCCGAGGTCACTGTCAGACAGAAGATTATTTTCCAACTCCAGAACATATCCAGCAGTTCCAAACAGGGATTCCGATTCTTTGTTTTTTACTCTGATACCAGTAATTACAATATCATCACTGGAAAGTGTAGGACTACTCACGTAATCCTCTAATTTAAACGGAACTAAGGAGCCGTTTTCGACAGCTCCAAAATTCCATTTTATAAACTGCAAATAACCTCTGTTGTCAATTCTGGCGTTTGCTGTCTCTAGCATTGCCGTCCATCCGATCAATTGTCGGAATGTCATATTATCTGGGAGCGCTGTGACAATTACATTTCCATGCGCCATAGAGGAAAATCCCATAGGGATTCCTAAGTTTTCACATGCATCTCTCACCAGAGCCATAATCGGCTGCGGAAGTGTCAAGGCGCTATAATATTTAGTGTTTGTCTTGTACATATCATCAAGCGCCGTAAAGCTCAATATTTCACCGTATTGCTCTGGCGTGGTAATTGTATAGACACCCTTATCAATCGTCTCATATCGGTCTTCCGACGCGGCTCTGGACAGAACTATGCTGTTTCCATCAGTGTCTAAAATCGGCTCATAAAAATCATCCATCCAAATTGATTCACTGGCTGGTTCTGCTACGGAAGTCTGGAGTTTCAAATAGGCATGTACTTTAGCTTGATAGAAATTATAATCTTTCCACTGATCCTCTGTATTGTCCAGTTCAAGCTTCATTGTTTTGCAAACTGTAGCGCCGACCGGGAAGCTGCTACTCTCCGCACAATCAGAAAATTCATTGTTGCCGATCATAATCTCGTTTTCAAGTGTCTTTTTTGTTCCGTCAGCAAAGGTGATATCCACGATTTCAATTACTTGCTCACCGTCCTGCAATTTTTCTTTAAAAGTGTTTGATACATTAATCAAGTGGATTCACCCCCTGCATATTAAATGATATTTCGGAATAGTATTCCCCAACTTGTTTTATGTTGTAATTCATTTTTCCCACGTAAAACTTTTCTGAACGCCATTCATTTTTGTGTGCTAACCAGTGATGTAAAATGAATGGCTTTCCTTTAATAATTGCATTTACCAGATTAGTTGATTTCTCATCAACTGGCACATTGGTGGCTTTATAGCTATATTGCATAACTGTAAAAAGTGGAGTTATTAGCGCAACTCCTTTTTGAGTTCGGTTACTTCCTTCTGAATAGGTGGTCTCAAAATTACACTGCATGTCCTCATCTGGCTGAGGGATGAGAAGCCCATTTATCTTGTATCTATCAGTTATTGATTTGCTTATCGAAAATGCCACGTTCTCACCCCCTATGCCAGCTCAAACGGATTCGTACCGCTTGCGTCACGTCTTAACTTTGCTTCATCAATCATCTCATCAAATATCGTTCTACGGTTCAATTGAGCGGTAAATCTGTAATTTCCGCCACTATTCCGATTTGCACCTGTTTCCTCTCTTACGATCTGTCTTAACAGGTCTTCTGGTGCTTCCAGGTTGCGTCCGTTCTTCTGATCTCCAAGCACTGCAAGGAACTCTGATCTTGGCGGGATAACGGCACCTTTTGCAAGATATGGAATTGTAGGAACTCTTGGGAAATTAGCTGTAAATCCAATTGTCCTTGAGCCAAACGGAGTTGGAACCTTCCACGGTCCAAATGTAAATGCTGATTCAATGCCGCCGATTGCACTGTTTACAGTTCCAATAGCGCTGTTTGCAATTCCGATGACTTTGTTTAGAATATCCCGGATGGTATCACGGATACCGCCAAAAATTTCCACCACTCTGTCTCTTGCCGATGTAAATTTGTTTACAATAGCATCGCGGATAGCTGCGACTTTATTTCCCACAATCGTCACGATATTCTCCCAGGTTTCTCTTGCATTGGCTTTCATACCGTTCCATAAAGTTGAAGCTTTTTCTTTCATGTCGCTAATTTTTCTGGTTGCCGCTTCTGCCATTTCTCGCGTCTTTGAAGTAACAAATTTAACTATCGAAGAAACGACATTTGAAACAAGTGTTCCTATCGCATCCAAGATTCCAGTAACGGTTTCTTTCAGATCAGAAAGAATCATACTTACACCTTTGCCCATTGTTTTAAAGAAGCCAACAACAGCAGATGCTACGATTCCTGCAACTTCTTTGATTTTGTCCCAATTTTTGTACAGTAAAACGCCAATCGCAATGCAAGCTCCAACGGCAATAGCGAATATTCCCCCTGGTCCGATAGCTGTTGCGATAGCTTTAATACCACCTATAATTCCACCCGCCCCAGTCATCAGAGCTATAAGACCTTTTCCATATGTCATAATTGTACCAATACTTCCGCTGATGCCTTTAGCCAGTACCGCGATCTTTCCTGCTGCAAATGCTCCAATCAGAGCTGCGCCGAATGCCTCAATGATTGACTGATGGTCTGCAAAAAAACCTGACAAATCAGACACTAGGTTAATCACTGTTGGAATTCCTATTTCAATCAGCCATTTCAGCATCGGAAGAACGATATTATTGTAAATCCATTCAAGAACATTTCCGATGGATTCTAAAATTGGAGCAAATGTACTGGTTAAATTGCTGATAGATTCCAATAGCGGATAAAAGTTGAGATTCGCCGCCCATGTCGCTGTATCCTCTGCGATTTTCTCAACAAACTGCATAACTACTACAAGAGCATCTGCAATGTTCTGGATAATCTGTGTTCCGACATTGTTCTTATTCCAAGCATCTGCGAAGCCGGAAGCGATATTCCCAACGGTCTTAAGTACGTTCTGAGCAATCCTCAGCATGGTCGTAAGCATCGTTGTGCCCGTGCCGTTTGTCCAGACCTCTACAAGGCTTTTACCTACACTTACAGCGAGCTTTTTGAGTCCATCAAGTGCGGTTTTCGCCGCATTAATAGTATTCTTACCCTCTTTTTTCCAAGCGTCCTTAAATGGCTTCCAGAGTTTTTTAAGAAGGTCGGCTAGTTTCTTAGCAGAATCACTAATCTTGTCAAGTGCGTTTTCGCCCTCTGCCAGGCTGCCATAGTCCACACTGCCAACCGAACTCGGCAATCCTCCGCCCCCAGAGCCAGTTCCACCAGAACCAGAACCGGAAGGAGTTGAAGATGCACTCTCTGCGGAGCTAACCTTGTGTACTTCATCGAGCGATGAAAGATAGTTTTTTGTTTCTTTATTTGCCTTTTTTGTAGCTTTAGCAGTGTCATTCGTGGCATCTGCAAGATGCTCTGCATTATCCGCCGCCTGTCCATACTGATCTGCTGTATCTGCGATCGCGCCTGTTCCGGCAAGTCCTGCGCCACTTCCACTTGTCTGACCAGAGGACTTCTTGCCAGTAATCAGTTCTGTGAATGACTTGAAAGCATTTGCCAGAGTTGCCAGTTTACCAAGCAGAATATTGATAACTTTCATAACAGGCGTAAAAATATTAATCAATCCCTGTCCGACTGTTGCCTTGAGAGATTGTAGCTGCAACTGCATTACTCGTACCTGGTTCGCCCAGCTGTCTGAAGTACGAATGAAGTCACCGGATGCGGCTGATAACTGTTCCTGTACAAAAGCAAAACGGAGAGCAACTTTCTCCTGTTCAGTCATAGCAGATGTGGTTTTGCCGTAGCCATTAGCCAGTGCATACTGGTCAAGTGCTGACTGGGTCATTACCACGCCGAGGTCCTTGAGTGTTTCCGTTTCACCTGTAAAAACTGATTTCAGCTTGATATAAGCCAAGTCCTGACTGATGTTATAGAATGAAGCCACGTCACCAGTCAGCTGCGTCAGGGCCGTTGACATATCATAAGCCTGTGCCTCAGAGAAGCCGAACGACTTAGACATTGCTCCGAACGTTCCGACATACCTTTTTGCCATTGTTTCTGACAGTCCGGCTGAGGTCATAGCGTTCTTTGCAAATTCATTTACTTTGTCGGACATGGTGGTAAATGTAACATCGACTACGTTCTGAACTTCTGTGAGGTCGGAACCAAGCTCTATAGATTCCTTACCAAATTGAATTAGCTTGCCAACAGCAAAAGCAGAGCCAACCAGAAAGCCAATTCGCTTTACTATCGTTCCTAATCCTTCAAACTGACGCCCTAAAAGATTTACTTTTCGACTTGCACCGGAAGTGTCCATTTTATTAAATGAGCTAGAAACCGTGGCGCCTGTTTTTTTTGCCGAATTCCCCATTTTGTCCATAGAGTTTTCAACTTTTTCTGATTTTTGCTGTAAAGATTGAAACGAATCTTCGAGTTTTTCAAATCCATCGTGAAATATGCTATTAATATTTGCATTTATTTCCTTGACCGAGTTTGCTAAATCTTTAAATGCCGCTTGTACTTCTTTGACGCCAGACGATATTCCATCAGTATCTATTCTGGTATCAATGATAATTGAGCCATCAGCAGCCATGTGTCCACCTCCTAACTATTTGAGGTTTAACATCTCATTCAGCGCATCTTTATACGCTTGCTCCTCGTCGCTGAGACGTGTTTTTATGTCAATAATGTTCTTGTTTTCTTGATAGAATTTCTTTTCCCATTTATCCAGGCGTTCACCTTTTGCCTTTTTTGACCGGATTCCAACAACTGTGTTGAACAGGCACTCGCCGGATTCCATGAAATATCCAAAAAATGTCCACCAGTGCATATATGGCACTGCTCTGATTTCTTTACCAGCAACCTTGTTTACAGCCGGAACGATCATATCTCCGTCCTGTTCCCAGTCCATTAATCGGGGTTTTGGGTGGTTCGGATTGTCGTCAGATTGTCCGCAGTCGATGAACTCTGATGCTTTCTGACAAGCTTCATCCAGACATTCAGTCGGTATACTTTGCCAGTCCTCAAACAGAATCTGCAACATAACAACTGCTTTCGCCTGCTCGTCCAGTTCTGGGTCATTCATGGCGACCAGAATATCAATAATTGCTCGAAAATCCGTTCTGATAGAAAAATCCACCCCACTTATGTTTAGTGAGGTGGGAAGCTCATAGGCGGTCATTTTGTATACTTCTCCGTATACTTATTGACTGCTGCCTGCATTTTCTTCTTTCTCTTTTCGATTTCCGGTGCAATTGCTTCTACGATTTTATCCAGAACGATGTAAGCGAAAACCTGGCCATTTCCGAAAACAGTAGTCGCTGTGATCGGCTCTTTGAACAGGTCTTTTGATGCTTCGTAGCCAAGAAGATAGTTGATTTTGTCTTCGATCTGTTTATTCAGTTCAGCCATTTCTTTACCAGAAGTGACTTTCTGAATAGAATCTTTGAATTGTTCAAAATATTCTGTCAGTTCCTCTGCGCGTGCTGCTACATTGATATCCGTCGGATTTAATTTGAAAGAAGAAAAAACTTCGTCTTCGTTGTTAGTGAATGTGAAAATGAGAATTCCATCATCAATTTTTGTATTAATTACTTTTGCCATTTGGCGTACCCTCCTTGCATATGTGCTTATTCGCTGTCAGCTGTGAATGTACCGGAACTGATATCAAATTTTCCTTTTACACGTTCGCCAACGTAGTTCACAGTAAACGGAATCTGATAGCCGGATGTATCGCCGCCATAGGAAGTCGGTACAACGTAGCAGTCCTGCTGGTATGCTTCATACTTGCCTGCCGTGGCTTCTGTCCAGAGATGAACTTCAACTGCTTTTGTTTTGAGGTTGTCGTCTTTGAGACGTCCATCTACAATCTTCTGCAATGCTGTAAACAGATCAGAAGTAGTGTCTGCATAGAACGGATCAGCGTCAGAAGAAACTTCATAGCCGTTGTGTTTAAATGTGGATTCTCCAAGAATGTTTTTAGATGTTTCAGTATCTGGATTGAGTTCTACGTTATACTCTTCCAGGTCCTTTCCAAGACGCTCATATTTCGGTGTCAGTCCTCCACAGAGGGAGCCTGCGTCGATATAATGAGCCATATATTTACGGTCAATCTTGCCTGTAACTGCCATAGAAATGTCCTTTCTGCCTATAACTTTAAAAGGCTGTGTAGGTTAGCGACTATCTCCAATTGATAGCCGGTTGTTACTTGTTATATTGCTTCGTAAGTATTTTCGTAGCGCACCGACAATGGTAACAACCAGTCCTGTACGCCGCTCTCCTGCGGTTCTAAACCATAGGAGTTGTCACGTGTGATACGTTTTATCACTCGCCCCTGTGAAAGCTCTGGAAACACATTTAAACGCGTCTCAGAGCCATTTATAATAACTGGTTCCCGGCATATCCATTTACCGAGATTGTCAAGGAACTTCTGAACAGATAGTTTCTGCCTTTCTTTGTCAGATGCTGTACGATATACCACGTAAAATGGGTACTGACATACCTGATGCATCGTTCCGCAAACATCTTCTTTTTCTGAATAGATCAGCGCCCCGTTGTCTGCCGAGAACGCAATTCCGGACTCCTTGCCAAGTTCCTCAAACTTGATTGTTTCATTTTCATATAGTCCCGGATACTGGTTCAGAAGTGCTTTCATGGCATCTGTCAGAATCTCGTATCCGGTTGCATCTTTTCCGATAGGTTTATCCGCCATGTCTGCCACCTCCTGCCTGTGCTTTTACTTTGCGAATCCATGTGCTACCGTATTGTCGTTTAGCGGCATCGAACCACTTTGCTTGTGCCTGTGGGTGAATTTGTTTGGTGTATTCAAGATTTTCCTTTGCGGCTGTCTGACCAGAAAACTGACTAACAAGAACTTTCTTTGCTCCACGTCTTGCGTAGGGACTTCCAGTTGCTTCATCAACCATTCCTTTCCCCTCGTACAGAAAACGCCCATAAGGAGCCGCCGCCGCGCATACTTTCCCAGTTCCTTGCAAAGATGTACTCTCAACTCTTGTCCGATTGATAAAATTTCCGGTAATCATTGGCATAAATGGAACCATGCTGTCCATAACCATTCCGTCAAGGAGATACTGGGCTTCTTGATACTGTCTGGAAAACCTGTCCATATTCAGCTTGATTTTCATATCTCCATCGACTATGGAGAATCCTTTGAAATGATGAATCTTACTCATATTACTTACCCAGAATCTCAAAATGCGGAATCAGCGTATACGGACCGCCTACACTGGTAATCTTGAATACGTTATCCTTATTCTCGTTCATGTACTGATAGAATCCGCTCCGATAATCACCATCAGATACCGTTCCGCCAGTCCACTCACCCTCCCAGAAGAACGATTCGTCTGAGAATGTGATAGTATCTTCCAAAGCGTTGTTAATCTGCTGTTTCCACTCTTTAGGAGGCACATATGGGAGAATCTTACCGTCTTTATCAGTAATGGTTGCATCGCCGTTCTGGACAGTGTATCGAACGTGTAACTGTGCGTTGTCAGTTACATCTGGTCCGTACTTTTTGAGTATCGCTCCCTTATCCGTAATGAGGTCAACGCCGGATAAAACATGAGGATACCAGTACGCATCTCCTGTCGTGGCTGATTCGTAATAATTAAAAATCGTCACCGTTTTTTCGTACATGATACCCTCTCCTTAATTATTCTTTCTGCACTGTCTGCTTAATAACCTGATTCACACCAGTTGCCGACAATCCGTTAAACATACCAACTGCAACTGCCGTGATATAGTCCGATGCCGGGAAATCTGGGATAACTCCCATTCCGACCGCTCCAAGAATTCCACCAATAACCGCCATGATCACTGGAATCCATTCATCAGAGATTCTTTTTGATGCTTTACAGCCCATTCCTACGATGTAGCAGATCATAACGATTGCAATACATGAGCCAAGTGTTGAAATGTCCATTATTTATCACCTCCCAAATCAATTTTTCCAGACATTAAATCTGGTAAAAGTGCGTCTCTTAATTCTATCAAATATCTGTTTTCTTCATTGTTCAGATACATTATGTGTTGTTTCCACATCTGTAAAATTGAAAGCAATATAGTTGATATGTTGTTCTTGCTTCCATTTTCAAATTTCAGTTCTCCTGCTTTCTTCGTCATGGAAATAAAGTTTTCTTTTTCGATTTTTTTTCCGGTAAAAGTAAGCATTTGATTCATGGAATCCGCTGTTTCTTCCGACTGCTTGAACATCTGGAATATGTCATACAATCCGATTGATTTTGCAAGTGTTTCATTCATTGTCAGTTTGAGACCATTTTTCTCATTGATAACTCTGTTTAAGTCGTCAATGATTTCTCCATAATCTCTGTGCGCGAAACCCTCTTCTTTAAATTCAAGGTATCGTGTTGGGAGAAGAGTATATCTGTTTTCTACTACAGTTTGAAAAGGCACGCTTTTTGAAAATTCGGCAATGCTTTTCTGATTAATAATAGAATCAATGGCGTTTTCCATCTGTTCATCAGAAAAAACATTAACAGCTTTTTTGTACGTTCTATTTTCGTGACTTGCCCCGCCAAACTGTCCATTTTGTTCTCTTTGCTCTACATCGCAAGTTTTACGCATATCTAAAAATGCAATATGTGTTGTCTCTTTTTTCTTGTTCAGTGTCAAAAGGCAAGTTGCAATCGAAGTAGCTTCAAACATTTTATCTGGACACAAAATAACTGATTCTATCAGATTCTTCTCAATAAGATACTTTCTTATTTCTATTTCATTTTTTAGTTCTGAAGTTAATATCCCACACGGAAGAATCATTGAAACTTTTTCCTTACAGTTATCTAATGCGGTCAAAATAAAAGCATAATTTGCATTGCTTTCTGGCGGCAACTCACAGTCATTAAAGCGAGGTTGCAACTGCGCAAACGGCGGTATCTTCCACTTCATATTATATGGTGGATTTGAAATACAACTATCTGTCTTTTCTGGCTTAAAATTTTCTATCTTTTTTACAGAAGAATATTTATCACCTTTCTTTACAAGATAAGTTGCAAAGACTTCATCCTGCAATGCATCACCATTTACAACAACTGCATCAATATTTCTTGCTGCCAAATTGAAAAGCAGAATCGGAATAACCGTTTTATCGTACTCATAGCATACGAATTTCAATTCATTATTCAGATTCCATTTTTGAATAGTCAATGCACCACTTCCGGCACATAAATCATATACAGTGTGTTCATTTTCTGTCCGTACCAGTTTTCCGACAAATTTTGCCAGTGAAACAGGCGTGTAATCCTGCATCTTTACTTTTCTATCAGCAAGGTAATACTGAAAGATCTTCTGTAGCCAATCAATAGACAAGTCCTCTACCATATTACAGAATTTGTCGAAATATTCCGTTTTTCCATTCAGTACAATTTCCATCAAAGAATCTGAAATCTGTTCTGGATTTTCAATATTCAACAGTTCTATTACTTTACTGGTGAGTTCTTTTAATTCCATAATTACACTCCTGCATACAATACTGGTATCCCATCATCCGTCCTTACTCCCATCAGAAGCGGTAAAGCCATCTTGTAAAGTAAGTCATTTGTTTTCTGTACATCCCCGGCGGCGGCATACACAGCGCTCCATTCTTTTGCACTTGCTCCAATCTGCTGAGGTGTGGCGTAGGAAATGGATTCACTGCCGGAGGATACAGATGTTACAATGCCTGTCGTGCTACCACCAGACCCGATTGCAGTTGACGTACCGCTCACAGCGGCATTGGTAGCATTCTTCTCAGCAAGCTCAATCTGATACATTAATTCAGCCAATGAACAGACCGCCTTTTTGATGCGTTTCTGTGAGCGTTCATTTTCCGGCAGCCCGTCCACCAACCTGTCAAACGTCATTGTGTCCACAAAATCACTGGCTCTTTCCGCCAGACGTGAAAAGTCAGTTTCTGGCACGACATTACCGAATGATTCTGTATATAATTTATAATCTGCATAAGCCATGCCAGTTACCTCCTGCGTTTATGATTTTGCTGTTACGCTTGCGCTTCCGGAATTCAGTGCTTTATATGTTCCATCACACTCAACCACTGTAATCTTCTGTTCGGTTGCCGCCTTAATGTCAGCCTTTCCATCCCAAGAAGTCCAATTTCTGAGGTTCTGTCCATATTCAACAGTTACTGCGTCTGCCGCAACTTTGTATTTGTATACGTTGTTGGAGTTTTCCTTAGCCGGATTTACAGTGATTTTTGTATCACCAGTTGCTGTTCCTGCCGCAGATGTTACTGTCAGAGTGCCAAGCGTTGGTGTCTCATCAATGGTAATTACTGCGATTGCGTCAATGTACTCCGCAAAAAGAGTAAGTCCCATGATTGCGAATGCTTCGGATACTGCTGTGTGATAATTACCTTGTGTGTGGAATCCGATCAGGTTTGTTTCGCCAGATACAGTGTATACGAGTCCTGCTCTTGCGAAATCGGATTCGTTCGGGTCAACATAGTACAGAACGATATTCTCAACAGGGGTAGCGATAACTGTTCCTCTCGGGATTTCGCTGTCGGATAACAGGAAGATTGTATTGAAGCCCATAAAATCTTTCATGTACTGGAATCCGAACTGGTTCTGAATAGTGATCTCAGCTGCTCCGAGGTATTCATATACGTCAAGAATATTCACAAATCCAACAACGCCAGTCACATTTCTGTGCATCTGCTTGAATTTGTTCTCTACACGGCCTTTAGCCATTGCCAGGGCCATCTGGAATGTTGTTTCTGTGGAAGTAAGTGTACCGGTTTTCAGATAATCATAGAATCTGCCGGTAACATCAGTCTGAAGCTGGAAAAGGAATTCATCATCGGTCATCTGAACAGCGTTCTCGTAACCGTGATCCTTGATTGCTTCGATAGACACAGCCTTTGCGTACTTCTCGATAGTCATTTCCGCATAGTCCTTTTCTTTTACAACGAATTTGCTGTAAGGGATTTCCTCACCCTCACCAACTTTTCCGCTCTGTAAAGTACCCTCTGCGTATTTGGACTTGAGTACAGCACCCGGCTGCTTTTTGATAGGTCTCATGATACCCAGAATATCACGTAAGTGCTGCCAGTTTCTTTCGAATCTGGTAACAAAGTCAATCTCACGTGCTGTGACATGAATATCATTAGTCATAATAAGATTTGTTTTTGCTGGCATAAAAAATCCTTTCTACCCATAATTGTTAAGGTATTGGGTTAGCGGCTATACTCTAACGTATAGTCGGTGTAAAAAATCACTGGAATAACTGGATATTCTGAGCAATTGCAGCCTGTCTCTCAGACGGGTCTTTGATTGCTTCGATATCTTTCTTTGTCATACTTCCCGGTGTCTGCTGCTGTCCAACGTGAGTGGTAAATCTTGCCTGGTTCTGCTGAGCCTGCTGCTGAGATTCATCCACAAAAGCAGACGCGTCAGACTGCTTCATCTGTTCGATCAAGTCGTTCAGTCCAAGGATTTTACCGTCTTTCAGCTTCAATCCGGCTTCTTTGATGTCTGCCATAACAGACTTCTTTGCAGCCTCACTGGAAAATTTAACATCATCAAGTGCTGTTTTAAGTGCGTCTGAAAAATCGCGGTCATAGATCTTCGCATTGAATTCCTTTTCTGCATCCTCGGCTTTCTTCTTCCATTCAGCAAGCTCTGTCTGAATGTTCGCCGGGTCGATACCGTCAAAACCTTTTAAGGTTTCTTCTGATGTCTCAGCACGTTCTTTCCAGTCATCACGTTCGCTCTCAACTTTCGACAGAGTTTTTGCAACTTCCTTAGCATTCTTATAATGCTCAGAGAGTGCCTTTTTCACATCTGCCTGTTTATCCTCCGAGATCTCAATTCCAAATGATTTTAATATGTCAATAAGTTTCTGCATATACATCCTCCTGGTCGTGTTTATTGACCTGCCGCCGCAGGTAAATGGATTAAGCCAGTTAGACCACTGGCAAGGTAATGGGAAAGATAGGAATTGAACCTATAATGTTTACCACGAGGGAACGGTTTTACAGACCGCCGCAACACTGCCAATAGTTGCCACTTTCCCAGAAGACACCTTTTCGGGACTATTTGGATTAAATTCCAGTCCACAGGATAAGGATAAACCTATAATCGGAATGGCAGGAATCGAACCTGCGGCACATAGCTTATAAGGCTACTGCTCTACCACTGAGCTACATTCCATTAACCCGGATTCCCGGGTTAGCAAGGTATTTATCGTGTTATGCCTGCCACTATCCGACTTTCACGGAGATGTTGTTTCATTTACAAAGAGGTGTTACCAGTCAGTCAAACCGGCTAATGAATATGCCGGAAATTGCATCCGCTTTTCAACCTCCAGATTCCGCTCGAATCTGTTTCTCTTAAGGACATATTCACAAAGAAAGGAGGACATGAAACGAAAAAGAAAGCAAAAACTTCTAATCAGCAAGCCCTACAAGGTTCACCATGCCTTGCAAGATTATAGTATCACATTTTTTTTAAAAAGTTGTCCCCACATTTGCAAGAGTCAAAGCATACTTCTCAGTTTTTCAACGTATCTTTTAACAAGATCACGCTCTTC